AAGCAAACTGCGTAGTAGACCATTACAAAGAAATGCACGCCAACGACATTATCAAGAAAAATCAAAATCAGTTTGAAGGTTGGAAATGTTACGCCGGAAGAGAAAGTCTTATGATAAACTGGGACGGTGATGTTCATCGTGCTACTTGTAGAGTAGGCGGTAGTTTAGGCAACATTTATAACGGCACCTTCGAACGCCCCGAAGATGCTGTTATCTGCACAAGAAAGTGGTGCACCTGTGCTGCTGATATCCCTCTTACGAAGAGGAAGCAATAACCTTACGCTTTGAGATATGCGTGTCTGGCTGACATTGACACTTTGAAAAAGGACACACAATTGATTTTAGCTCAAACTTGCCTGCGTTAAAGTCGTCCTCAAACGTTTCAGAAAACATGCTGATGTTGTAGTCGTCAAACAAGTCAGCATTACAACTTCCTCTTACTGTGCCATCGAATGTTATAACTAGATTCTCTAGCGGCACATCACAAAGCCACCCTTCAAAGTTGTTCACATCGGCGTTGATATAATCACTTGTACGCTTCGGCTCTACCGTTTCGTCGCTGTAGAACGCAATGCTGTCGTGAGTTCTAAACAGGTGCATGTTCTTTAGAATAAAGTCGCTGTCCGGAATACGCTTTAGGTCACTCTTCATATACTCTTGCTGATCCGGGTTATAGTTAAGGTGATCTTTGCCAGGAAACTCTACTATAGGCTTTGCTTCGATAAACCAAGGATATTTGCTTTCTGTCTTCATCTTTTCTACAATAGACTTGCACTTTTCAAACTCGCTTGCGTCCATAAGCACCAGTGCTGTACCGCTGATACCTTGACTGTACAAATAATCGAGCACTTGTATCGAGTGGTCTATATCAGCAAACTCATGATGTACACTTAGAGTAACCTTGTCAAGGTGTTTGCAGTTATCTCTCCACCAGCGCAGGGTTCGGCTGCCGTTAGTAGTAACCGTAAGTTCAACTTCATGACGTTCTTTTATTTCACGGCAGAATTCTCCGAAGTGAGGCCACAATGTAGGTTCACCGCCGCCTACAAGATTGATATCAAATTTTGACTTGTCGTACTTTTCGGCATACATATCAAACAACAATCTAAAGTTCTTTACAACTGTGTCGACGTTCTTAGGATATCTAAAGTTAGCATCTTTGCTGCCAGGGAAGCAATAGGTGCAATTAAAATTACAAATGTCAGTTGGCCAGAATCTAATATCTAATACGTTCTTTGGCTGCAAGCTAAAAATTCTTTCTAGTTCTTTCATAGTAAATGTGCTAACTCCGGGAATACTTCTTTAGCGTCTAAACCGCGTATGCTGTCTAGTTTGGTTACGTATTCTTTGAAACCCGATAACAAGTGGCTATTGTCTTGTGCGTCCATGTGTGCCAAGACTGCTTCCCAGCGTTTCCAGCCATAAGGATTAATATGCCAGAAATCGTCGTCTTGTCTATAATTGTCCCATAGCCATTCCTTGAACTCAGCGAATATCTCGCGCACTTCTTTCTTATCCTCCTCTGGCAGAATCTGTATACTGAGAAACGTAGGAATATACAGTAGGTGCATGTTTACTAGGCCGCCGCCCATCTGTACTCCGCCCGGAACTGTACCTGCATTGAGCTTCTTAAAATTTGAACGTATCTTCCACTTCATGAACTCTGGCAGGTGCTTGATGTTAAAAATTTGAATAGCTGTTGCTAGACTGGTTTGAATGTTGTCTGGCGTGTTGTCTAACATATGAAGCGTCTTTTCAACCTGAGCAAAGTCTGTAGGAAATCGAATGTACTCGTCTCGACCGTAACACGCATCCATGCTAATAGCAAACTTGACCTTTCTAAACTTCTTCCAAAGTTCAATCAACTCGTCGTCAACTAACAGCCCGTTTGAATTATAACGCAACAATATTTTGTCTTGATATCCTTGTCGAATTATTTCTTCAATAAACAGCTTATGCTCTTTAATCATCAAGGGCTCACCACCTGCAAAATATACCTGACGAAGGTTTGGAATTTGATTGTACATTTCATTCCAAAACGTGTCCTTCTCGTGCCACTTGTTGTCAAACTCTTTCTGATCCCACTGCATCTGACGCTTAACGTCAGGATCTTCTAAAACCGGAATTAACTTTTTATGATCAGGTACCCACTTCGAACTGTCGTGCGGCGAACACATAACGCATTTGATGTTACAGGTGTGGCCTAAACGCAAGTCAAGATATTGTAACTTCTCTGGTACTGTACCGTCTTCTTCGGTTTGCTTTATTAAGAAAGGTATGTCGACGCCGTCTTGGTCCCATGTAAGTGTTTCCCATATACGTTTTGACACAACCCCTTGACTCTCTTCTTTGAAACACTTTGTACAACTCGCTGGTACTTCGCCTTTGAGCATAGTCTTGCGAACGTCTTTCATGTAGTCGTTGTTCCAAGCTGACATAGGTGTGTCTTTACCAAAGTTTGCAGGTTTGCCATCTTCCATTTTGACCAGACCTACTTCGTGGTCACTGCCCGCGCCTGAGGCATTTGCACTGCAACACAAGCGCATGTCGCCGTTAGGACGGGTGGCAAAATGAATCCACGGGAGCACACAATAGCTGGGTGACTCCGACACTGCTTCTATTTTGCGTTGGTAATCGCCTAAAGATGTATCCTCGGGCTGCATCCACGAATTGTCTGTCATTAATTTCTCCGTTTGTCTGTGCTAGTATATAGTCATAGCGTGTACAACTTATTTAGACTCTGACAGTAACAGAGATAAGTAATTTTATGATTCCCTACTACTTTGAACTCAGCAATCGCATTCCTTTCAGCAAAAACGAATTGCTGAATACAAATCTTATAGAAATGCTCGACGCAATTGAAACAGACAACTTTGTGCAAAAAGACAACTACTCCGTTGATATTATAAACCCGGACTTTATAGAATATCTAAAAGCAAAAGGAATAGAAATAAGAAAAGTAGTAGTCTGGCATTGGCTTGCTAAAGATCCTTATATTGCGCACATAGACTCAGGGCCAGACGGTGATACAATTACTGCCGCAATAAACTGGACTCTTACTAAGAACTCTAGGGTAAACTTTTACGAACCACAAGACGCCGATCTCGAAGTAAAGTTTGGTAACCAAGACTTACCAGACTGGAGCACTTCAAACGTAGGTTCCTATATTCCTATAAACGTTAAAGACGTAGATCCAGTTACAGCGTGGACTAGTGAGGGTCCTTGTTTAATTAATCCTGCACTGCCTCATATGATAGTAGCAGACGTTCCTAGAATAGCAGTGTCTTTGCAACTGAAAGAAAATATACCGTTCAACGATTTAGTAGAGAGGTTTGATAATGGCTCAAAATGAACTTTCTAAACAGGTAGACTGCATTAAAGATTACGATGAACTCGAAACCGACTGGCGTATTAAAAGATGGATTCCTATAGATCAACAGAAAATAGTAGAATGGTACAACAACCTAATCAACGAATACAACGACTGGATATGGACTTATAGCAAACATAAGAGCATGTGGAAATACGATCCTAACGAACAGCTAGGAAAATTCCTAGCCGATGACGCTTCCTGGATAATGCTAACGTGGGGTGATGACACAAAAGGCCCTGTACCTTGGATGCGGGCTATTGCCGAAGAACAATACAGTCCTACTATGCCACACGACAAGCTAGGAGAACGAGAGTGCTTTGCAGGTTATGCACTAGACGTAGTAAAAAGTTTGCCGGCGAGAGCAAGAGACATTCAAGTGTCTATACATACTCCAGGAACAAGCCTGCCACCACATCAGGACAGTCCCGAAAAGTTTAGATTCCACATTCCTATAGAAACAAACGATCAAGCAACGTTTACTATAGACGGTAAAGAGGTTCATATCCCAGCAGACGGCTGGATATACCTTGTAAATACCACGTACTTACACAGTACAGAGAACAGTGGCTCTAGCACTAGAACACACATATATGGCGGTGTTATGACCGAAGATATCCTAAACTTAGATTTAAGCGATTGTGAAACATTTATATGAAACTACTAATTACAGGACATACCAGCGGATTGGGCAGAGTCTTATACGATTCACTAAAAGTCAAACACGAGTGCACAGGTATATCTCGTTCAACAGGGTATGATTTAACAGATAGAGAAACAGTAAACAACATTGTTGAGATGTCTTTAGACTACGATCACGTGTTAAACGTGTGTAAAGTTTTTCCGGCTCAGGTCGACTTGCTGCTACAGATTCACCAAATGTGGGAACAGAACAACAAGAATGGAAAGATTGTTAGTATAGGCGGGTTAACTACAGAATTCTCCTGGAACTTAATCAGACAGGCTCCTATACATCAAACAGATTACATTGCTGCAAAACACGCTCTGCTCAAAGCACATCAAGATCTAAGTGTGATACACCCGTACGATGATCAACCGCAAAGCGTATTGATACGTCCGTTGAACATTGGCACAAAAGATCAAGAACGATCAGACGAACCGTTTAACACAGAAGAAGAAATCGCAGACCTTGTAAAACTCGTGCTAGAGAAAGACTTTTATATATCAACTATTGATGTAAGGAAACTAAAGTGTTCTTGACTCCGCATTTAAAAGTGGACGGTAACCTACTGTTCAGCAACCTATCTACCTTTCAGAGAGATTACAAGTTTCTCAAAGACTCTAATATGTTTTACGATTACAACAACATGGACGACATTGTTGAAAATCGCAAAAACACAGGACACTTTTGGCAGGTTGCTCCCTTTATCTATAACAAAGAACTGCTCAACGGTTTGCCTAAAGAATTTGCAGATCTTGAGACTGTAAAAATTATTCAGTCATTCAAGGTACAACCTATTCTTGCAACGTTTTCTGTACTGAAACCATTTAGTAAAATAGATGACCACGAGGACCACGACGAAGACTGTATTGCAGGAGCAGACGACACCTATGTTGTCAAATACCACTTCGGCATCGACGTACAAGGATCGGCTGGTCTTGTTGTAAACAACGAAACTAGCGTACTCGAAAACGGCAAGCTAAATGTATTCAACGAAAGTATGCCTCACTACGCATACAACGATTCACCTAATGACAGGTGTGTATTAATTCTTTCTTTCTTAGCGAGTGACTTAAATGAGTGATTTTGAAATTGTACCTTGGTCAGAAGACCTAAGCCTTTCTAACTTCTATAAAGAAGCAGACAGAAGAGGGTTTACTAATAATGCTTCGCGTAGGATGCTAGTAGATTGTTTCCGCAACGAACGTGAAAAACAGACTTGGATTCTGTATTACCAGGGAAATGCTGTAGGCTCAGTTGCTGCACACTCTTTCGACGATGTTATGGGTCCGAACAGCTATAGAATAGCTGCAAGAACCTGCGTGTTCACTGACAAGCTCAAAGGAATGACCTACTCTAACGGTCTTAGAGGCATCTATGTAATAACTAAACACCAGAACCCTACGTCACAGTTCCTTATACCGACTTGCATTGATTGGGCTCCTAAGGACGCAAAACTGTATATTACATCTAACGAACTTGAAGCAGGCACACAACAAAGAGTGCACAATATCTTCGGACCTGCACTAGAAAGGACTGGCGTTATGCAAAGAGTAAAGGAAGTAAACTATCGAGGAACTGACCAAACTGTGTGGCGCTTTAATCAGTCCCTGTTCTTAGAACAGCTAGAATCAGCCGGTAGATGGTAACTTAAAGTTCTGAATATTTGCTGTATCTACAAAGTCTGTGATGATCTCTTCGTACCTACTTTGGTAAGGCTCTTGTAAGTAAGGCTGCCAAAAACCGTCCTGTAGGTTAGAATAGTCATGCTGGATACGATAGCACAAACGATCCTTAATATCACCTAACCTTCTGTGCAGAGTAATCGAGTTATCAAACATCAATAGGTCATTGTTGCTTTTGTATTCGTGATCGTAGATATATTTGTCAACAAACAATTCTTTGTTGATCTCATCAAACACTTTCTGACTGTCTTCCTCTGACATACCTTTGATGCTGTAGATTGTGTTTATAGAATAGTGCAGTCCTTTGATACCGCCCGGGCTTTGAATTACCATTGGAATCTCAACGCCATCTGTAGGACACATATTACTGTGCATTACTTCGTCCTGCTCCATACGCAACCCTGGGTTGATCTTGCCTGGTGTAAACTTATGGATCAGCACCATCTCGTCGAGCTCAGAGCGAAACCTTTCCGATACGTTTTCGTAGTAATCTGGCGTAGTTAAAAAGCCGGTTGAAGACCCGATCATGTTCTCAGAACCTAATAAACTAACACCTGGCGTGAATGCTAAGTTGCCGCTTTCGTTTGAGTGCCATAATAGCTCGCCTTCTGCGAACATGCCCAGGGCATTGCCGTTTTCATCACGACGTCCGCTCACTCGCATAACGTGTTTGCCTTCCGGACTATGCTCCTGCATTCTTGCAATGCTCTGCAGACGTAACTTATCAACGTCTTCGATTTCAGGACTGTCTGCTATCGATGCTTTGACAACCTGTGTCCACGTCATGCCAGGATACTTCTTCAAGATATTATAGCGTATTCCGTAGCGTGTATCGCCCCAACGCAAAACTCGATCTGTTTGCTTTTCCCATCCCAGATTACAATCTCTTAGAATTGTAACAAGGTTGTCCATTTGCAGTTTGCCAATCTCCATCCATTCGTCATCTGTTAGGTGATCAAAATCTACACCGTCGATGAATATACCGTAACTGCCAAGTCCTGGAATTTTTGATACTTTCATTTGTTCTCCTAGTTCTGAACTTAAATAATATTCTTATATCCAATGATCATAAATCTCGTATACTTTGGCGTATTAAACGATCCTTTGAACACAGGTAGTACATTTGACTGTTTTTCAAACTCTTCTAATGTTTCAGCGCAACGAACATGTTCGTCACATTCAAAGTAGTTATTACCCTGAAGTACAACGAGAGAATCTTTGTCTACTAAATTCAACCATCGGTCATATTGTTCTTGGGTAAGGTGCTCGCAGATTGTGTTGATGGTGATGTCGCTGCGATAAAGTTGCTTAGTGCAGTCACCCGTAACTGCTTGAAATCTTCCTTGCATCTCTTGCCGTTTATTTATTGTGTTGGCAATTTCCTCGCACTTAGGATCGATATCAAACGAAACTATTTTGTCAATCTTTAGGTTACTGTTGAACAACAAACTAGCAAGGACACCGTGCCAGCCACCGTGGATAGAGATAGTGGTTTGATCGTTCATCTGCAAAGGTTGTAACTGTTCTACTAGCCAAACTTTAGAGCGTATCTGTCCCTTCCAGAAACTTTCAAGAGTTCTGTACTTGTCTAGCGAGTTGCGTATAGCGTCCATCCAAAACAGGACGTCTTCTAGTTCTACTTTCATTTATAACCTCAAATATTGATAATATGTCATTTGCTTTTGTGGTTTGAGCTTGAAGAATATAATTCTTTCTGTTGTGTATTAGCTTGTTCTTTACTGATTCAAACCTTTTTATCTTTTCGTTGCTGGACAAGTTACAGAAGTTTCTTATCTGTTCAAGCACTGCTTTTACTCGTTCGAAATGATCTTCGATGCTGTCGTACGATTCATCAAACAGTTCAGGAAACGTTTCGTATCCTTGTCCTTTCAGATATGATAACATGCCGGGTGCAGCAATTAATATAAAAGGATGTTGATTAAATATCGGCTTGTATGTCTTTTCAGTTACAAATCGTGTTGTCATCGACATTTCGCTTACTATGCTGAAAAAAGTTCTATCATAGTGACTCTGGACAACCTGGTTTTGATTCTGAAACGAGAAGTCACTAGGATATTTGTCTAAAATCATAGGCGTCCTGTTTTTGAAAAAGTTTCGAGCATAAGCTGTATCAATGCCTAGATCGGCAAGCGTGTTAATACAACCGTCTATACTGTTCGCAGACTGCATATAAGTATCAAACACAAAACTTACTAAGCTATGATCTAGCAATTCCATCCTATCAAGTTCACTTACAGCGTATACTCTTGAAATACGAACTTTGCCATTATAGAATAAAAAGTTTTTATCTTTGCTATCGACAGAAATCTTCTTATACTCAGAAACGTCTGTTGATATGTCAACAAGTGTATCGTAATACTCTCCTTTAAAATAATCAAAGTTGATTATTCGAGTAAAAAAATCATCGATTCCGTTGTCTGTCAAAAACCTTTGATAGTTATATTGGAAGTCTAGATCCGAAAACACAAGGTAAACATCTGCTGACAGCAGGTTCTCTTTCTTCAGGTAATTGTAAATACGTAACAACCAATCGCCGGCATCAAATCCTTCTTTACCGAAATTAAGCAATAACGAAACGCCATCTCTGATCATCTGCTTTGTTACTTCAGGTATTTCCTTGAATACATTTACGTCTTGTTCTACTTCTTTTAGTTCAATTACATAGACATTTAGATCATCGTAGTCGACTGCATCTGTAGTTTTCTTAAGACAATAATTGATCTCATTGAGATCTAACTTTTCTTTAAGCAGTCGTTCAGAATATGCGTAACTTGTCAAGGAACAGTTACCAATATCAGAATCGTACCATAATACTATGTCAAAGCAACTTTGTGACATTTTTTACCTTGGGTATCTTTGAATCAGCAGAGCTAACACAGGTCGGCGTAACACAGGGCATTGCACCTTTGAACAAATCAAAACCTTGGTCGATTGTACCAAGTGGTGCGTCATGACAGCTATACGAACGTTTTATTTCGCCGCCGGGCTCTCTAATAATGCAACTCTGAAACCCTGCGTTACAGTTCCAGCCCTGAAACTTGTTAAACCCAAATGCGTTAAACCGTTCTGCTTGATCTATATAATACTTATTTCCTTGGTCATCCTCTAGCCTAACTTGCGGCACTACTTCTCCGTCATACTTTTGTGGGAACCCAATTCGGAGAAGTTCTTTTTGCCGGTCAGTATACCCTGATACAACAAAACTTGCTGTAGGGTCGCTCTGAGGCTTTAACGTGACGTTTATGCCACGATTCGCAAAACGCTTGCACCGTTCGTAGTACTCTTCAAACAACTCAGGCACCATTACCTGATTGATTGTGACATACACACCTGCTCGCTGTAACTGCAAGCATTTATCGCCAAACTCTTGTTCGTTTGCAAACTCACCGTGAAAGCTAGCTGTAATTGATCGACGGTCTAGTTTATCTGTAGAGTCTAACCACTTATTCCACCATTTACTTCCTGGTGACATATTAGTAGTCATGTGAATACTTTGGTATTCCGGCAATTTGTCGGTTGCGTAATGATCTATTAACTCGCCGAAATGTTTATACGCTGTAGGTTCGCCGCCTGAGAAAGAAAAGTGAAAGTCTGTAAAACCGTTAGCTCTTGCCTGGCGTTTTATCTCGTCAATAGTCTGCTTATAAACTTCTAACGGGCGATGGTCCGGAATACTTGTACGAGCATAACTCCAACAGTAAGAACAATTATAGTTGCAGAATCGCGCTAATATCCAAGACACAGAAAACAAGTCGTTATCGAGAAGAGTTTGTTGTCCGAAACTAGTAATGTCTTTGAACGGAATACTGTTATAGTTTGTCATTTCTTACCACCATCATAAATTGCCGACGAACATTGTCTTGCGCAAGTGAGGCACTTATTTTCGCCCTGCCAGTGATCTTCTATCTTTTGCCATAATACATTTTGCGTGTGTAACACACCGTCATTACAGTTAGGAATGCCTATATCTTCAAGCATTTCTTTTGAACGCTGAACAGCGATGTTACGCAGCTTATGAATGGGCAAATTTTCTTCCACTGGCTGCTCGAGATAGTCGC